AACATCGCCCTGAATGTCAACGTTATCGGTTTCTGAAATTACGCCAAAAACGAGCCTTTTTTCCGCATCGGCTTTCAATATCGCGGAGTATCTCTGTTTTTTAAATGGACATCTCTGAATATTTATAATCTTCGGTTCCTGGCCTGGCTTCGCTGACCATACAAGCTTTTCCTGACCCTTGTCTCTAAGCTCTTCTATGACATCTTCGAGCTTGTGGCTTGTGGTGTATGGCTCCTGACTCTCCGGCTTGTGAATCATCCACACGCGGCCCTGATCGCCTGCAGGAGCGTACTGCATCAGCAGGCGGCCCTTGAGCTTTTCGCCATGCATGAATACCTCTCGCCCATGCTGCCTGGCAAAGCTGAACTCATAGGTTCCGGCGTCGAGCTGGAAGAACTTGGAGAACTTCTGAGCCGTCGAGCCCACATTGCCAGGCCCGGAGATGAAGGGCTTTTCCTCAGCGATGGTAAGCCACTCGTGCGGCTGAGGCAGCTTGAAAGCGCCCTGCAGGCTGTCATCTGGCGGCAGGTGCAAGATCCTGGCCTGGCCCTGACCCTTGTCTCTGATATCTTCGGTAGATCCCTCGAAGATCGTGAACCCCCACAGACGGGACCCGTCGATCTCAAAGCGAAGATCGCAGTGCACCGAGTGATCGGTCTTTAAGAGCTCTTCATGAGAGAGCTTGGTTTCCTCCTCGGATAGTCCCCGCCAGTGAGCTTGCAGCACGAACCGGCCTTTTCCGGAAGGAGGCACCATCTGCCACCAGGCCCTATGATATTCACGACCGGCAATATCTGAGCGTGTATCTCCGCCGCCCTCTCCTTCGTCCTGCTTGGCAATCTCCTGAACCTTGGCCATGACCTGCTTGATCTTGCGGGCTACCTCACCGGAATCACCGTGCCTGTGGACGGCTGCAGGATGAGGCATTGTGCAATCTGCCAGGCCCTCAAGGGCGACGGCTGACTGCTTGCCCAGGGCCACGATGACACGGGGATTGATCTCGTAGAGCTTCTGCATCAAATGACCTGTCCAGGCTTCAACTTCCAGCTCTGAAGGAGCGCGAGGCTGGCCCTTTTCATAGAGGACTTGGGGGACTAGATAGAGAATGGCCACATCCTCTTTCTTCAGTCCAGCAGGCTCAAGGTAAAGCCTCTCGAATATCTCACCTGACGGTGCGACCATCGGCTCTCTTCTTGAGCGCTCGGACTCATTCGGACTGGCTGCCACAAACGCAATTTGTGCGCCCTCCTTTCCCCAGGCTGGAACATCCTCTTTGCCGACCTCTACTTTCAGGACGTGGCCGCGCCTTGCCAGGTCCACGGCCTGGGCTACTGTGTAGGCATCCCTGGATGAATCCGGCCCTACGACTGTCGGTTTGCCCCATGAAATGTGTACCTCGTCTTTCTTGTTGAGAATCAAAAGCTCCTCGATGCGAACGTTCAGGACATCGCCCACACTGGCCTTGTACTGAGTAACAAAAGTGCTGCCGAGAACGAGCAAGCCTGACTGGAGTACCTGCTTCTTGTCTGCGATCCTTGGAGCTTCTCTCAGGCCGCAGAGATACGAATAGCCATTTTTCTTCTCCTGCACTTCGAGGACCTGCACCTTGATCTCAAAAGTGGTCTTCCATTTGCCCCAGTCATCACTTCCGCCCGGATGATAGGGCTTCGTGAGATCCTTTACCACCAGGCCCTCAGAGGCCACCTGCGAGGCAGCCCAGCGGCCCACAATTTCCAGCTCCTTCTCAGTCTCGAACTTGCGGGCCTCGGAGAGCTTGATCTGAGGAGATTTCAGGTCATCCACCAGGGCTGCAAGAATAGTCTGCCTCTCGCCCAGCGGCCTTTGGCTGATATCCTCGTCCAGGTTCAGGCAGTCAAAAGCCACATAGTAGGGCTCGAAGGCCGGATCTCCAGAGAGCATCTCCAAGAGCTGGGTGCGTGGAATGATCCGGCCATGGTGATCGACGGCCAGCATCTCACCATCTAGAATTAGGCTCTTGTAGCCGCTCTCTTTTACTGCCTTAACGATGCTCGGCAAATGCTGTGCTCTGTCCTCTCCCGAATCCTCGAACCAGATCGAGACCTCGCCGTCCTTCAAGGAGATGATGCACCTGAAGCCGTCGAACTTGATCTCTCCGGCGAGCTTTGCGCCCTCCTCGATCTTCTTCTTGCACCATGGCCACAGCTCCTTAGTGCTGAAAAACTCAGTTACTCCGGCCATGAGCGGCTTTTCTGGCGGGAAATGCTCGCCTGGCTCAAGAGCCTTGACAATCTGCTTTTCCAGTGACTCGCGCCGCAGGATCAAGGAATAGAGAGGTACATGATCCGAGTGTGGCCCCTGTGGATTGTTGATCCAGTGCAGCTTTTGAAGCTTATCGGGGTCGAGCACCTTCCTGAGCGGCAGCAGAATATTGTCCTTCTGCACCAGGAAGTTCTCACCAGCATCGTCTCTCCTGGCGCGGATTAGAACGTCTATGTCCCTGGGCTTCTCCTTGGAGACTGCCGAGCCCACCAGAGAGGCGAAGTCCTTTACCAGGACAACCTCAGCAGGGAGAGAATCGAGTGCCTGGGCCACGGAAAAGGCCATTCCCTTATGCCTCTGCAGGGAGGCTACGGCTTGGGCCAAGGGCTTTTTCGAGTCTATCTCCCAGCCCCTGCGCTGGAACTCCTCCAGGACAAAAGCAGCGGCATTTACAATATTCTCGACTGCCCGACCCTTCTTTGCCGCTGTACCGAACCACTGAGAGAGGCGCAGCCAGGCCAGGTGCACTTCTTCCTCCGGGGCGGCCTGGAGCCTTGGAGGCGTCATATCGGCCAGCTTCATGCTGGCACCTCTTCGTCTTGAGGCGGATGTCGCATTTCTGCGCTTTTATCTTCTTCTCTGTCCTCTTCTGCATTCTCATGATGCGTTTGCATTATGGGCCGCAGCGGCAAATCTGCCTGTGCTCGCAGGTGGTTTTCGAGTTCAACATCGGCTCTGAGGAACTCCGCTTTGTATCCGAGCTTCTGTAAGTAGGTGGCCAACTGCTCCAGATTGGGCGTCTCAACCTTGCCATGCGTGAAAAAGGGTGGCTTTTCCAGGTCATCGAACAGATCCGGGTTGAAAGCTATAAGATCCGGCACGACAGAGGCGTTCATCTCCTCGACCAGAATGTCCAAGATCGCACTGATCCCCTGGCCGAAGATCCTTGATTTTGTCTCGGCCAGATTGTAGGAACCTGTCTTTCCCTGACCAAGTAGCAATAAATCAGTTAACATGCTTACGGCCATGGCGATCTTGTAACGGTTGATGACCTGATTAGTGCCTGGAACCTCACCGCTTGCAGAAACCAGCTTCAGCTCATACTTTGGATCGCCGTTTTCGTACCGCTCCGAGGAGAGCAGTATGCCCTCGTTCTCGTCTCTTCGTATGCCGGTAATGAGCTGCATGAAATCTTCATGTGCGGCTAATGCCTCCTCGTCGCCCTCATCTGGATCGGCGATCTCTTTGGGAACGTACAGAACAGGGTATCCCGCAATCATCCGCTCTATCCCAATTGCCTCAATGTCTTCGAGATTCGAGACGATATACCAAGCGCGGTAAGTTCCCCGTAGGCCAGACTTGCCTTCAGGATTGGCCTTGGAAGATGACATCCTGAGGTGCAGGCACTTGTCTATCGGTATTCGTCTCTCCCGGAAATCGGGCGGCGGGAGCTGGATCATTGCTAAAAGGTCATCGCTTCCTTCTCGATACTCCCAATCTTGCAGTGTTTCTTGGGCTCTCGGGGCCAGCTTTCGCAGGCGCACCCGGCCATCGTTGAACTGAGACTTAAAACGCCTGTCCTTCTGATTCCAGCCTCGGCAAATCTTGTAAACCTTCTCCATCACGCACCAACCGAAGGTATACACTGTCAGAGCCTCGGAGAGTGTAGCAGGCCAGGAGACTTCCATATCGTAGAGATTGGATTCCAGAAATTCCGCAGCCTTGATATCTGCAGGACTCTTGCCGCCAGGAATCACATGCCACGGCACCTGTCTTGCTATCATCTCGATGGCAAACAGGCCGCCCGAAATGATGGCGTCATTCGTGCTCATGCGCTTGTAAATCTCAGCGCCCTTGCTGCCCTGCAAGTCTGGCAGCCATTCCTCAGCAATCCAGCCACCGAATCTATTCAGGCCAGTTCTGCCCAGTTCCGAGAGGCCAGGAAGCCTCTCTGATGTCTTGATTCTTCGTGCGTGTTTCACCTACTCCTCCGCCATTTAGACTGTCTCTTTGCGACACCCGGCCTTGTGACCGAGGCCGGAGAGTAACGATTCACCAATTCAACGGCTCCACAAACTGCATCTACTACATCGTCATGCCGGAAGCCTGGAAAATTCACAAACTCAGTGATCATGTACTCAGACCAAGAAGCACCGGCTGCATAGTACAGCTTGCCGTTTGAGCCTTTGGACGAAACCAAAAGCGCACGGCTGGTTTTATCGGTTGACATGGGTACTGCATGGAAGGCCACGCCCTTCAGCCGGGAATCCCTGATCAGCTCCTGAAAGGAAGAGAGCTGGAAGCCATTGGTCTCGACGCCAACCAACGAGACCTTCTGCTTTCCGATCTCGTCCACGATGTGCTCATAGGCGTCAGGCCACTCCCAGCCCCCGCGCAGGATGCTCAGGATGTAGACGTTCAGAGCCTTGTCCATGCCCACGGTCGCCATCACCGTAAAATCGGCTCTGGTCTTGGTCGATGTGGCCAGATCGCAAAAGCTGCCGATTCGCAAACTCTTTCTTGAAACCGTGAGCGGTCTTTCAGCTTCGGACTCATCTAGTATCTCAGGCATGGAATTTCCAAAAATTCAGGCCAGAACCTCGATAGGCCGGAAGAACTCGCGTCTGAAAAGGTTGCCTGACTTCACTATCGGGCTCTGCTGATACTCGCTCTCCCAGTCGTAGATGGAGGTCTCGCCCTTGATCGCATACAGAAGCTCAAGCGGGTATTTCTCCGGCCACAGCGCCTCTCCTGGCTTTCGACCCAAAGGATCGTTCTCAAGGGCAATTGCAGGGAGTTTCCACTGCACCCATGGCGGGACATACTGAGCCAAATCAGCATCTACCTTGCGTGCCAGGAGACGGCCTGCGAGATCGTCGGTATGCCATCGGGTCATCATGACGATGACGACGGAATAGGGAGCCCAGGGTAGGGGATTCAGCCTGGTCCTGGCCGTGCCGGTCCACCAGTCCCAGACCCTATTTCTGTATGTGATGGATTCGGCCTCCTCACGGCTTTTGATAGGATCATCGATGATGAGGACATGAGAAGGCTTGCCGGTCACAGATCCCGAAGTGCCGGAACTTGACATTCCTCCGCCCTCGGTCGTGAGCCACATATTCGCGGCCCCTGAATCGTCAGAGATCCTTACTCGAAGCTGATCCTGGTTTTCGAGAATGGTGTTGCGAACCTTCTTTCCCCAGGTTGCGGCGTAATCGTCCTGATAAGAACCGAGTATTATCCTAATCCATGGGAACAGATCAAGCAACCAGACGGGGAACCAATGTGATACAAGCTCACTCTTCCCGTGCTGTGGAGGCATCGAGATTATGAGCCTCGGATACTTGCCCATCACGGCGAGTGTTAGCAAAATTGAGAGTTCCGCCAGGTGGTGGTATAATCGCCATCGACCCCCTGACAGATGCTCCGCCATTGTCCCTGGCGTAGCTCTCCATACGCACGGCAAGGGCCTGGGCTTCCCTGATGGTCTGCTCGTCGCCGTTACAAATCACAGCCTGAAAAAAATTGTACTCTGCGCCTACATGCTCTTCATTCATTTGCACTGTCTGTGTCGGCTTGCCGAGGCCACGATCAAAGATCTCCTTAGCATAGGCCAGAATCAGATCAGGCCGATCCACAGGCAGATTTCCGAACACCTTGATCAGGATACTAGCCACGAAGGGCGCATAGTTCGCCAGCATCTCCTTTGCTTCCCTGGCAGACTGCAAATACTTGGGCCTTATGGAGTGACCCGGCAAGAAGCGCCCCAGCTCATCCCTTTGGGCGGGCAGTGGACCGGGCTCTTGCGAGTCTGTCGAGCCTCCCATTAGCTGTTTTATGGTCTGGCCCACATCTGGACCACCAGGAGGCTCATTGTTACCATTACCGTTATCGGTTTCCACCTGCTCGCTGACCTGATCGGGCCAGATTGGGCCATCCGGCAGACAGCCAGCAGCCATGTACCGATGAAGGCTGGTTCTCGAAATGCCAGCCTCTTTTGCTGCCTGCCTCTCAGACCTGCCCTCGGTCATGAGTAGAAGAGCCTTCTGAACCTTTTTTCTTGTCTCGCTGTAATCCTTCATCTATTATGGAGTTACGTCGTCAGGAATCTGTCCGTGCCCCATCTCAGTAAACCAGACAATGGGGTCCACTTCTCGGCCTTCATTCTTGGACCATGCTTTGAACGCCTGCCTGGTAAGCCATTTGTTTGTAGTTGTACAGTATTCCCTCTCCTGGCCCGCAAGTTTGCGGGTGCCGGTAGGAATGACCCTATGAGCAAGATCCTGCTGGATGCATTCGCAAGCCTGCTCACCGGAGGACTGGCCTCCGCAACAACCGAAATCTATTGACATTGTTATCAGCCTCCATCTGCTGCTTTCTCAATCCCTCCGCCAGAACAAGAGGCCAGTTGATAGGCACTCGTCGGGTTCGGAGCGGATAAGGATACGTTGGCGAGCTGGCGGCCTTTGTCTGCCGCCTATTTTTCGCCTTTTCTGCTGCTTCTCTGGGGTTCAATTGGCCCTCAGATCGTCGAGTTCACCGATGCAGTCTCCACCTTAACTGAGCTATTCAGGCTGAAAGGTCCACGGAAGAAGATCGAACTGACCTCGGCCATTCTGCTCATGTTCGTATTTTCCATGAAGGCGGACTCTCTAACTGTGCCGTTACCCCGTGCTGAGAAGAACGTGAATCTCTCCTCGCCACCGAACTCAAGAACAGTCCGGGATATGTGAGCCGTGGCATTGATCACGCTGGCGTCCCGTATCTGTAGCTGGTGCTCTCTTGTGCCCACAGAGTAGCTGCTCTCTCCACCTTGAACCTTGAAGCCTGAGAAGCTGTTACTCTGGGTAAAGACGTGACCGTAGACGATCTGGGCATCTCTAGTGGTAACTCGATCTTTGACACCGTAGAGATCGGAACAAGCCTGAAACTCTCCTGTCCCTGTGAAGTCCTCCCTTAACTCCATCTCTGCTGTTGCTATGAAGCCCAAAGCCAGGAGCGCCAGGGCTACGAGCTGTAATTTTCTTCTGAACATTTCTCCTTCCTGAATGCCGCGAGTCGGCACTAACGGGCCTCCCGCGCTAACAAAAGAGGGGCCTCCCTCAAGGCCGGGACCGGCCCCCCTAACCCCGCTTCGCGGGGGACTCCTCGAAAAGGCTCTTCCACTATCCCTGTATGTGTTTCAGGATACCCCAAATCATATCTTCGAGGGTCCTTGAGGCTCCGTAGTCCTGGACCATCTGCAGGATCTTCAAAATCTCCGCGGGGCTCACCTTATCATCGTCCAGTACTTCGTTCAGAGCACCGGCCCCCACGGCCACGGCTACCATGCAGGCCTTGAAATCCTGATATGCCGCTGGATTTGTAGTCTTTATTGCGATTATTCCCTTGCTGAGCATCTGAGCCCCCAGGTTCTCGAAGAACCCGCCCACAATTTCGCCATCAGTCATGGTTGCACTCCCTCCCTCGAAATAGTTCTATGACATTTTAAAATCTAAAGCTCTCAGTGCAATAGAACAGTTCTCGAAGGAGCTTTCCGGGCCGAGGTCCTGAACCAGTAAGGAAGGGAGTGAGGTGTCCGATTTAAAAAAGGGAGTTTCCAAGGCCTCGACTGTCCGGCGCTCGCTGCGATCCTGCAGGATCGCATACGTCAAGTTTTTGCGGCGCTTTTTACTAAAAAGCGCCCGTGAAGTAAAGGAGGCCCCAGCCAGGAGAACGGCCAAAAACTCCTGCTAGGGTATGAGACTGAGTTTATAAAGCGAATGTGACTTTAGCAAAACACCTCCTGTCAACTCGAGTATTCCAATGACTATAAGAATGGAAGGGTCCTTTACCACAACCCCATCCTTTACGGGCTGAGAAAGATATTTATAAAATTAATTGATGCACTAAACCGCTATCAGCCGATCACTTTCAGAAACCGCATGCGTAGAGCCCAAAGACTGCTTCTCAAATTCGCGCCAGTGAGCCATGAAAAACTCGAAATAGACACCTCGGCCCCAGATGGTACGGAGCACTTTTTCACCACGGGAATTTAGCACTATGCTTCTTCCTCTCCGACTAAGAATGCCATCGCCAAAGAGGCTCGTAGCAATGCGCTGATCCGGCAGCCCCAGGGCCTCATAGTCAAGGCCCCCATCTTTGTGCAGCTTTTCTAGGGTGCCGGGATTTACGCCAGCTTCGAGAAGAGCTCTAATAATCCTCTTGGGCCTGGCCCTCATCATGTCCTCGAAGCTGCAAGCTTCTTGGCTGCCTCCCAATCCTCGACGGTCGGCGCCCGCGGGAGAACGACGACCTCTCCCAGCTCCTCGCCGCCCATGAGCCGCCGGTAGACTTCGGCCAGCTCTGGATTCCTGGCTGCCATGGCGTAAAGCTCGGTGTCAATCTGTGCTATGTCTCTGTCCATGCACTCCTCCGTAAAATGGTGAGTCAGGCACGCTGGCCGGTCCCTTGTTATCTTGAATCTGCTAAATTACTTTTGGCATACATGCGATATTTCTTATACCTCTTTGCCCTTTCATGCCCAGTTCGCCTGTTAGCTGCTCTCATCTTCTCCGGCCCCAGATTGCACTTTGTGCAGAACGCCTCCTCATTTTCATCGTACTGCATCTGCCCGCCACATTTACATCGCTGCTGCAAGAGCCGCCCAGCCTTGCCGCCGTGATGCTCTCTTGCCGCCCTCGATCCCAGTGGTGGCCTGATAGGGGATACTAATATTCGATGGCGATGGCAAGAAAAACCCTCTTGAGAGGGGCTGCCCACGGGCCCAGACTTTTGGACCTGAGCATTAGTAAGTACTTGCGAATCAAGGATATAAAAATCTTTGGATCTAATCCTGGTCGGCGCCGCAGCGCCGAGCGTGCAGGGAGAGAAAGAGTGGGGGTCCGGGGGAGAGGAAGGGAGGGCCAGTTTGGGCTTCATTCCTCGACCTCCTAGACAAGCTCCTAGACAAGCACATGAACTTTCTTTCCTTTCAGATCCTCGAAGAAAATGGTCCTCTGGCCATTCTGCCCCTCGCTCCCTCCGATAATCGATCTCTGCGGGATTGCTAAGGCTCCTGAAATCTGCTACTATGGGCATTGTCTCCTTCACCGGGTCATAAATTCCTTGGTGAAGTGAAAGCCACATTTCCGGCAGCAGTAGGACTCCTTTTGAACTCCGTCCTTTTGCTGGGTAATCCTACCAACGGCTGACAAGCGTGTGCACCTAGGACAAAAATCCAAGATCTCCCCAGGCTCAAGCCCATACTCTAGCGCTTCCGCTCTTTGCCATTCCGACAGCATGCTCATCTATGCAAGCAAGCAGCCTTCCAAACCGCTCGCGTTCACCTCACCAAGTGATATTAGATGCGCTGATGAGTCGGTTATTTATATCTTTTGGGAGACCTTCCGCGCAGTCGGATTATACAGCAAAAATATGAAATTATAACATTTTTTATCCACTAAGACGAATGATACTGATTCATAATACGCTCTAAAATATTTCTTAATGTTAGAATTCGCGAAAATTCCAAAAGATCTAAATACCTAACTCATGGATCGGAACTAAAAGCAGTAAGAAAAATATTTAGAATAAGGAGCACGGCAGGAACTGTGGAAGTCAGCCCCGCCATGTGTGGTTTTGTTGTCACCTGGTGAGTGAACAAAACCATAGCCCCGAAAGGAGACAGTCCCATGAGGCTTACAAATAGAATGTACATTGGGTTAAAAAAGCTTTCTGTATTTAGCCGATGCTGTTTTTTTCATTGCGAATACAGCACATCAACAGATATAAATTCTATCAGGAATTTTAGGAAGGATCAAATGAAACATAAGAAGCTTAAGGGGCCTCGCCCGGCCCCAAGCTCTGCGAGTTCCAGGGAGGATCTCGCAAGGCAAACCCCAGTTCCACCAGAGGTGAAGCCTTATGGCTAAGGTGCCATCGGATAGTATAAGTGCTTTTCGATCTGCGGCTGATATCGAATCCTCGAATCCTGCGCTTCAGACCATAGCCGATCTTGAGGCCAGGGTCCAGGAACTAACCGGCCTCCTGCTTGAGAGAGATCAACAGATAGCCAAACTTCAGAAAGGGCCACCCTCTTTCCAGGATCTCCCCCCAGCCCCACCCTCCTCCTCCTTGGAAAAGCTGCGGGCACAGCTGGAGGCCGTGGAACGGGAGCGGGATGAACTTAAGAGAAAATATCGCGATGCTCTCCAAAAACTTCATACTTCTTATGTAGATCCGAAGGAGTACAGACGCCTTAAGGCTGAAGTCTTAAGCCTTAAGGAGCTTCAGCAGGCACGCCTTCGAGCGGAACGAGAGGATGAGCGGGACAGACTTCATGCGGAGCTCAAGGACCAAGTTGGCGGCTGGCAGAGAATGTTCACCTGCCTGGAAAGGCTGGCCATAAAGACTGCCTCCACCCTGGCAGATCACGCGGCCACGAGTGAAGATGAACGAGATCTTGCCCGCCAGCTCAGGACAAAGCCGGACGAGTTGAGATCCTACCTCTCCATGGGCGAGATCTCATACCAGGATGCCTTTGAAGAGCTTGCCCCGATCCTGCACGCTGCCGCCTCTAAAATTGCCGAGACAAAGAAGCTAGGTCTACCTGTTACAAGGATAGAACACAGGGCCAGGATCTTACTTGAAACACTGAGACGCATGGATCGCATCACAACAGCGGATGCTATCAAGATTATCTTTGGCGATGAAGGGCACATGCCAAAACGAGAACAAGCGCTCCGAGCCATGCGAAAAGCCGCCCAACTTGAGCCTCATAGAGCTATTTTCGTGAAGGGCTCAAATGGCGACCTGTCTGAACTGAAACGAAAAGGAGGCGACTGGTAATGAAATGAAAGCCTCCCTCGGAGGGTGTCACAACTTGTGACGGCTTGGCAGGGTGTCACACTCTGTGACAGTCAGGGGGAGGAGTTTTCAATGCACAGATTAGTACATTGAGGGCTTTTTCTAGCTACTTCAAGAAGAGAAAACTTCTTGATTTCAACACAGCAAAGCATAAAGCTACGTGTAGGTATTTAAACTTTTTGGATATATTTTGGCTATATTTTGGATTTATCGCCGAAAAATGCTTTTATCTTGAAACATACTCTGAGTGTCACAACTTGTGACACTTAACAAGTCACAACCTGTTACACTTCCAAAGTGAAATTCGCCTTGACTCTTCAGATGAGAGGGCCTAGTGGCCCTCAGGCCTAAAACCAAACCACTATCGGCAATTGCAAGATGCTGATTTTTCGATAGCATCTAAACGGAGGCGGTGTGCCTCTATCGAGTTGGTGCACATAAAAACCAAATCAAGAGGCCGTATCAGCTTAGATGAACCGTATGAGACGACAGCCAGACGCAATCATCTCCTTTTGTGCCGACTTTGAGATTCACGAAGGATCGGTCTAGCAGTAAAAATTCTATATTTTATCCGTTCATCCATCAGCTCCCTCTCAATCTTTTTTGCAATTTTTCCTTCTGGATCGCTAAGTCTTTTAACTCGGCTAGTCAAATCGTTGAAGCTTTTGAAAGGTCCTTTTTCTCGCCCCTTAATTATTGCACGAGATATCTCATTACCGATACCGTCTAAAAGTTGAAAAGAATTTCTCCGTCGCGAAATATATTTTGGATTATTAAAGAATTCAATAAAACTGGCTTCTCTATATATTACTATTTTTCTTATCTCTAAATATAAGCGTTGTTTTGCAGCGTTGCTTAACTGATGGTATCCGATCCTGCGGTTGACATGGTCTATCACATCTCGCTCCCCAGTGCCTATATAGACCCTGGCGCCAACGGCAGGCACAACGCCCTCCTTGGGGGTCATCTCCATCAGGAAAAAGTTGGCTTCGCCTACTCCCTGGACCAGAGGTTGCTTCTTGATGCTCTTTGATTCAGGAGCGCGTCCATAGGGGAGGTAATCGAGAACTCTAGCTACTTCTTCCTTTTTCGGAGGCCTCACACAAGAAAAGGAAACAGAATCTATAGTTTCTGATTCGTTTATAACTTTTGATATTCTTTTGGCAGCACGTGCTTTCTGTACGTTGCCCAAAAGATAATCCAAATCGACATTTTTTTCGATATTGTCTGGATTCATTTTCGAAAAATTATTTTTACTCTTTTGATTCATTGCACCGCCAATTGGCTCTTCATTAACCTTATTAGTATTCAAAAAATTTGTCTTATTATTTATAATACCACGTTCGACGTCAGAATAATTGAGATTATTGGCTTTTAGTTCTAAATGATTACTTACAAATTCTTGTTTTATTTTATTTATCGATGAATTTTTAATGTAACTTATATTCTCTTGGATCGATTGAGGCGATCGATTTACCTGAACATCTCGTGAATGTTCGTTCTTCAAATTCACTAAATCTCTGCTAAGTTTATCCTCGTAGACGTCATAATGTTTTCTAAAACTTTCATAGGTAGGATATAAAACCTTCCAATATCTGTCCTCACGATTGTATTCAAATAAAAGAGCTTCTGTTTTCGAGAGAGGCCCTACATCCTCATTTATATGCCTTCTTGCAATTTGTTCTAAATCGTGAAGCTCTCTATCTTCAAATCGGAAAAACTTAGGGGCAAATTCGTTATGGGAAAAATGCCTGCAGATGTTGAATATATCTTGTAATAGGTCTGAACCGAAATGATCATGCCAATTGGGAAAAAATTTTTCCCGCATATTGTAGATTTCATCTTCTATTTCTTCGAAATAACTGTTAACCTCTCTAAATCTCCTACTGTTCTCCAGATGATCAATAAGCATTCTAAAATTTGCCATTTCATGCTCAAAGACCATTACTACACGAGTAACGACCTCTATATCTTCGCTCTCATATCTCTTCGAACAGTCTATCGAATCGAGCCGAACAGCGGAAAACTCAGTGAGATACCAACCGACGGGTATTAGTGTCTTAAATGGTCTTGGTTTAGTATCTTCTCCCTGATACATCTGGGATGCAAGCAATCGGACGAGATCAATTAGAACTTTTTTCTTCTGAGCCTGTGTAGCTACCTCTGGTTCTTCGTCTATTCCCACTTCCCCTACAAGTGGTTCGTACTCAGCCCATTTAATAAGTTGCTGACAATTTTCCGTGAAAAAGACTAAATGCGCCTGTTTTGTACCTCCAACAGCTGGGCCTCGTAGCGCACGGCCCACCATCTGGGTTAATAAAATTTTGCTGGTAGTTTGTCGCGTGATAAAACATGTATTTACGTCTGGTACATCGGTTCCTTCGGTGAGCATACGCACGTTAAGTATAACATCAATTGCACCTTTTTCGTCTTTCTTTTTTCTAAATGCTTCAAGAATATGGGCGTTTTCTTCATTTGTTCTTCGAGGTGTTTTTCTACCATCGGAACAGAAATCTGCTTGGGTGTAAATGGATCCTGCACGGACTCCACGTTTTTTGAGAAATTCGCAAATTGTATCGCATTGATACCATCGATCCGCAAAGATTATAGTTTTTCCGTATTTATCACGGTTATTTGAGTATGTATCTGCAATATATTTATTTCTTCCAAGATCTTCGGCTAACTGAGTTATTATATTCTCAGGAAGATCTCGAAATGTTTTCACCCATTTTTCGTATTCGTTAATATCAAACTTTGGAGTAAAAAGAGTTGCCATTTGCTCAGATTTTGGTTTGGCGAGTATGCCTGCAGCCATCAACTCTTGAGGTGTGACCTGAAAAATTATTTTCTGTGGAAAAATCTTCCATAGCCACCCTTCAAGGTCATCATTTGTGTATGCTGGTGTTGCAGTAAGTCCCAGTAGGGCCATCTTAGGATATCGTTCTCTCAATCGCAATATCAGCTTCCTATAACTTGGAGCCGGTGCATGGTGAGCCTCATCGAAAACGATAAATAATTTCTCATTAGATGCCTCCAAAAAAGCATCAAGCGCAGGATTAATTCTTTCATTATAGGCATTCGTGATGCTCTGTAGGGTTGCAACAACAACATCATCTAATCTGCTAATATCAAAGACACGATAATGGTCCTTGGTTCCTGATACAACACGCACTCTTAACGTATGCTTGGGCTGAGTAATTTTTCCAACATGCGATTCAAACTCCTTATAGGCCTGCTCTAATAAGTGGTGTGTATGCGCGAGCCATAGCACCTTATAACCATCGGATAATGCTTTTTGACAAAGAAATCTTATAGCAACGAAGGTTTTTCCACCGCCAGTGGGAAGAACTAGAACTCCGCCCATATAAGGGTCGTGCTTAGATTCATACCATTTAAATAAATTATCTAAGGCTTTATCCTGATGGGGCAGGGGATGTATTTCTGAGCCCTTTACCCTTTTCAAGCTGAGGTTATATTCGTGATAGAAGTTCCTCTTATCTATCATGCTGAAATGCCCAATTTGCAGGTATACTATTTGAGAATTCCGAAAAACATTATTTAAATGGTTAATCTAAATACTATTAATGATATATAATGATCTATGAGGAACCTAATTGATTTTGCCATTCGCCAGGAGTACGAAAGGATCCAAGAGTTTGGAAATAGGCTGGTTGAGATCGGGTATGGAGTGAACCCCTCCGGGTGGACAAAAAGTTAAGCAATGCCAACTGGTCGTGGGTGTGGATTACTGAAGGGATGGCATAAGAATCGATGGACGTTGGAAACTATTTGGGCTAAATCTCGATGTGTTCGATAGCTATCGAGTTTCAGTAGTTCGCATACACGACCTGCCAACTCATGGAGGGAGACATATAAAGAAGACGATGCGGCGCTACGATCGAGACTTCAAGATATAAGTAGTATCCGAGCTTGAGTCCGGCAAACCACGTTCTCAGATCGCCCGCGAACACGGCATCCATCCAAGTCTACCTCGCCGATGGAAGACAGAATTGGCAGATAATCCTGAAAAGCATTTAAAGGTACGGAAACGGAAAAAGAGAAAAAAGAAATGGCGAGGATCGGAGAGCTTGAATGGCTTCTAAGCCAGGCACATGCATATGACCTATCCTCATACTCTTTCTGCAGACCAACTGCTTTGTCCTCCATTCGAGTAAGTCACACCGCTCATTCTGTTTCCCGGCACGGTTCCTTCGTGTGTAACCTCGGCAATAGTCCATCTAACACTATCTCCATTCTGTGTCCAGCTTCCAGTCGAGGCACCAATCCACATACGCACCAATCCACATTTTTCCCTGCTGCTGCCTTGGTCTACTTACGGATCCATCCGGACTGAAAGTCGCCACGAACTGGATCTGGATCGAGCCACCAAAAAGTTCATGCGGCGTCGTAATCTGTATGACATTCCATTCTCCCACGATGGATTTGCCATTTGAATTTGTTCTATCAATCCTCCAGGAGCCCAAGGCGGCCAAAAGTCCCGGCTCAGAGATATGAGGGCACGAAAAAAGGTAGATCGCGGGTTTTAGGGCATCCTGGGGCCTCGATTTCCAGTGAACAGAAAAAATTGGAGGATATCTATGATTTCATCCTGTTTTCGTGAACTTTCCGAGGCTCAGGTCTGACTTTGCTTCTTCGAGGCATAACTCTCCTGGTCGCCTTCTCTCGCTTCGCTGCTGCCTCCCTGAAGCTCTCCAAAGCCTGCTTAGCTTCTCTGGAAAGCTCCACATCCTGCCATCGGTCCAAAATGGCCAAGTTCTTTAGTGTCAGCGGACCATACCAGTACCGTCTATCTCGATTCCATCTCAGGCCAAGGCCATGAAATCCCAGGGCACGGGTCCTTGGGCCAGTCTGTCCTTTGACGACTATCTCAACATCTCGCACATCAACATAGATTCGAGGCAAGGTTTTAACCACTACTTCAGGCATCATTCTCGGATCTCCTTGCTGTGTTTGATAACTCTTCCACATTTTCGTCTCTAGATGTCGATTCCGATCTATTTCCCATCCACTCCGGGAATCGTCTTCTGCTTACTGATTTTCATGACTTATCCAACACAGCTGATCTCCTCAAAAATAATAGGCATGGCTTTATGCAGTTGCCGCTGCATTACCACATCTTTCCGGAAGCTTGCCGGTCTGTATGAACTCCACAGCCTCACGGGCCTGACGGCTTGCCTTCAGGACCCAACGGGGATTATCTTTGAGGACCTTCAACCAAGAGCTGATATAAGCGGCGGAGTTTTGCAGGGTGTCTGCGGTGTCCAGGGCGCATATCTGGCAGAGGAAGGCAGCGCCAATCTCGGCAGTTAGCTCCTCCTGGCTTCTATCTTCTTCCAGCCGATAATTCAGGATCTCTTGGCGGGCCAGCCTGGCACGGCCTCCGGTCCAGTGGGTAAGCTCGTGAAAAGCCGTTGAATAGTATTCGGCGGAGCTCTCGAACTGCTGAAGATCTGGCAAATAAATAGTATCGTCTGCAGGCGAGTAATGGGGCTGGCTGGGGTGGTAATCGCTCCTTGGGCCTCTGCGTCTCAGCATCTCCTCGGCGTCGGGGATGGTGGCGTTATCCCTCTCCACGGGCACCTTTTCTGGAAGGTTTCGGGTCTGCTCCCAATTGAAAACGGTGTAGTATTTCAGGAAGGGGATAATGCGCACCGAAATTGAGCCGTCGGCATTCGTCTCTTCCCTGACTATGCGGTCTACAAATACGATTGGGGAGCCTTTCTCGCCAGCTTTGATGCTTCCGCCAAGCTTCTGAGCCTGGCGGAAGGTGAGCCAATAAGGGCTCTTGTAAACATCCTGCAGGATTAGGGCATTGATACCTTGATACTCTTTGTTTGTCTGATAGCTTGTTGGCCCATTGCTCGACCATGTCCGCCGCCAGGGGACTATTCCTTTGTTCAGTTGAGCTATGATACGGTCGGTCACAACAGAGAACACGTCCTTCATCATCAGGCCTCCTCGAATCCCAGAGCCTGGAGCTCGCCCAGAACGTTATAGGCCAGCTTGTTTGCTATCGCTTCCTGGACTGAGAGGGGAAGCTTGAGGGCTTCCCTGAGGATCGTTTCAGCGTCCATGTTCAGAACTCCAGGAACGGCTTAAAGCCCATCTTCTCATTCTCGCTCATTATCGGCTCTCCAGGGTCGGATGAGCTGGAAGCCGTGGCCTTCCGTGCAACCTGACCAGTTCTCTCGGCCTTCATAGCATCGCTCCTTGCCATATTCTGGGCGGGCTGCTCGGGAA